CGCGTGGGCTGCGGTTGGTCTTGGTGGGGCTCGCTGGTCAGCGAGGCGCGCGTCTGCTAGGCATTGGGGATGGCCAATCGCTCGCCCGGTACTCGTCGAAGCTTCCTGAAGCTGGGCGCGCTGCTCGTGCCCGCTGTCGCCGCTCCGACCGTCGCGTATTCGTTTCTTTGGGGCAGACGCGAAATCGAATGCGGCATGGTGCTGCCGCACAGCTCATCGATATTGCCTGATGAGCTCGATCAGCTGCGCGCTCGCGGCTGGACGATAAACATCTCGGATAATCCTATGACGCCCCTTTCAGCCATCAAATGCGGTCCACCAACCGAAGCCGAAATAGCGGCCCTGGATGCGTGGGCACTGAAACGATACGGGTTGATGTGCTAGGCTGCCCTTGCCTGCTGGACAGGCCGACTTGGCGGAAATGGCTAGTAGTATGCCGAATCGCAACGTGATGCGCGCGCTCACGGGTCAGGGTTTCGCGCCCCTGTACCGTTGAAAGTACGGTAGTCGGGTTGTCCAGCAGGTATCAGTAGCGGGAGAGAATCGACGGCGAAACGATGGCGCTAGAGATTGTATTGGTCTGCCCGTGCGCATAGTGAACGCCGGCATTCGGAGTGTATGCGTCGGGGCTGACCGTTGTCGTGTCGGTCCTCGTCGTCGCGATATGCGCTTCCGCAGCTTTGACGAATGCCAACGATGTCGCGCTCACGTCGCCCGGGTTCGGACCGGTGACGAAGTTGCCGTTGATCTGGATGATCGTGAAATGCACGCTGAGACCGTAGCTCGCGAAAGCAGTCTTTATGTTGTCCAACACAGTGTTCGTGTCGGCTTCGAACGTGGGTAGGTACGATGTGACGTTGTTGGGCGTGTTGCTCTCGCCTTGCATCCACATGCACTCGACCTTACTGATACCCGCCGCGACGTATTGAGGGGCTACCGCGTTGATGACCGCGAGCATGCCCAGCCACTTGCCGCCAGGCGGCAAGAAATCAGAGACGATCGTCCCATCCGCCCAGTATTTGCCGACGATAATCGCGTGATTGAAGTGCGCCGCTAAGTCAGACCCGACTTGCCAGTCGAACGAATGGCCGCCGTCTTGCAGCGCCATCTGAGACGGGCCTCGAATGGTCGAGGAGTACATGTTGCCCCAGGTGAGCGACACGCGAACGTCGACCGTGCCCGGCGTCTCGTCTTGGTTGCCGGCGTTGCTTTGGCCCGCCAACCACAGCCCAGGGGCAAGAGCCGCAGCAACGCTCACGGTCACGCCAGGTGCGTTGGCCGTCGCTCCGCCGCTGGTGGCTGTAGCCGTGGCGCCAAAGGTGATCGACCCGATGTCACCAGCCTGTATCGTGTACGAGTAGGACCAGCCAAATCCGACGACGGGCGCCGCGCCGAGAGTCGTGGCATTCTTTTCAGCGACGACCGTCCCCGCGGCGCTTATTGTGCCCGTGATGACGATCGTGTCGCCCACGTGGAGCGTTGCGCCGGGCGCGGGATAGGTGATCGCGCAGACGATCGAGATCAGCGCCGCACGTCCGCGCACGTACAACGTCACATCCGCGACAGGCACGGGTGATTGCGCGCCGGCCCAATCAGGAGCGTCTGCCAGCCACGTAACGACCGCTTGCGTGACCGTGTTCCGGCCCTGCATTTGCACTTTGCCGGACATTGAGAATCAGGGGAAGGTCGTGCCGTATTTGGTCGACGCCCAAGCGTCGAGTGCAGTTAGTTCAGTCGGAGTGACATCGCGAGAGAACACCCAAATCTCGGCGTACGTCGTCGCGCTGGGCTGACCGTTAGTCGTCCCGATAAACACACCGGTCCCCGCTGTATTTCCCAAGGGCGTGGCGGTCAGCTCCGACCCGCTTCCCACTTGCGCCTTGTCGGTGCCCGTGCCGGTGAATAAACAACGTGCGCGTTTGAACGAGCCGACTGTGAACCCGCCTACATGGCGCGGAGCGAGTCCGCCGGACGTCGAAAGGCAGATTTCGGTAACACCGTCTTTCAGCATGCACAGGCCGTTGGCCGACTCGAGACCAACGACAACTGCAAACCCACCGCCCGTGTCATTGCGCGCGATAGTGTAGATGTAACTAGGGCTCGTCCCGGGCGCGGGGATCGAGAAAAACACGTGCATGTCGTGCGTCGTGCCGTTCGTCTGACAGCAATTTTTGCCACCCAACGCAGCGGCCGCGACTGCGCACGTGCCCGCCATGTGATGTGCGCCAGGGCCCTGATCCTGCCACGCAGTCGTGGTCAATCCGACGTCGCCCGAGTATCCTGCGCGTATGCTGCCCGCCATGATCGCTAGCGGCCCTGTGACCGTGACTTCTGCGCCCGTGTCCATGCGACTCCACGTCGCCGTGCCGGCTCCCCCGGCGATAACCGCCCAAAGCGTCGCTGGCACGGTGTCGGTCTGCTCCGCGACCTCGCCGCGAATACAACCGGTCAATGCGCGCCGCACGGTTGCGGTTGCACACGAGTACTTGACCATTGAATGGTTGTCCGCGATCGGAATGTTTTTGTGCAGAGTTACGGTCATGAGTCCTCAAGTCGTCGTGGCGTAGGAACCGTCGGCGAGCGTGACGTACGAGCCATCGGTCAAGGTGATCGCCTTGTCTGGTGTGGAGCCGGCCCCGTTGTCGATCCCACCGCCCGCAACGCAGACGTCTTGGTATGGCTGCGCGCCGTCATGCAGGGTTGGAGCAAATGCGGCAGTCCAGTCCGGTAGGGCGGTCACCCACGTGACCAAGCGACCGTCGGTTCCGGCTTGCATGAGATAGCTGGTGGACATCGGTCAAATGCTCGAAGGCGCCGCGCGCCGCACGTATCCGAAGTAGCTGTCGCCAGCGTTTCCTACGACCTGCGACTGGATCTGGTAGAGCCGCCCGCCGGTCAGCGTGAACTGCGACGAGTACCCTTGATCGTCGGTCGTCGACGAGAGCAACACGCGCGACCCAGACACCTCGCCAACGAAGCCGTCGGTCACGCAATACATGCGCGTGGTGAGGGTGAGCGATGTGTCAGAGACGATGCCCGTTACATCGAGCCGAATGTCAGCCGTCACCGGAAACGGGAACGCGCCGATCACCTCCCACCCTGGCTCGACCGCTACCGCCAAGATTGGGCGGTTCGCCGTGGCGTACAGCGAGAGGATCTCGATCGTCTCCGCTTTGGTGAGCGCGAGGCTTGATAGTCCGGGCATTGTTCCTCAGAGCGTCCGCTGCGAAAGCGCGAACTCGAGCAGCGTGCCGTTCGAATGGCAGACGATGAAGCGGGCGCCGGTAGATAGAATCCGCTTCCACCCGCCAGTCGCGATGCGGTGATTGCCGACGGCTGTGAAGGACCACGTCGCGCCCTTGTCGACCGACCACGCGATGCCGCCGTTGGCGCCACTGGCTGTCGTCATTACCCAGAGGTTGCTGATGACAGCCAGATCGTTGCTGCCCGGCGCCGTCGTGATCCCGGTCCACGTAATTCCGTCTGGTGACGTCGCCATATTGGCACCCGAGCTCGATGCCATCCACATGCCGTCGAACGCGCTATACGCGAGTCCCGTCCACAATGAGGTCAGCGTCAGCGCGCGCTCGGTCCAGGTCACGCCGTCCGGAGACGTGAGGCACTTGTCGTAACTGCCGAGCGGCAGGATCACGAATAGCCCGTTGGCGTACCGCACGCGCTTCACGCCGCCGCACCCGGTGACCCAGGTTCCGGGCGTGGCGCGGGAGCTCCAGGTTACAGCGTCGGGTGACGTGTAGACATTGCCAGAATCGCCAGCGATCACCCACAAGCCGAGTGTGGACGAGTAGCAGGCGACACCGTGTGCGGGCACGCTCGCGGAGACCGCTGCCCATGTGATGCCGTCCGCCGACGTGTAATATCCAGTCGGCGCCGCGAAGGTGATCAGAAACTTGGGGGCGCCGCCGACAATGCCGTATTCAACGGAAGGGTTACCGGCTGAGGCAGACACGCGACTTCCGCGATCGGTCCACAGGATCCCATCTTCGGATGTGAACTGCTCTACGTCGCTGAGCACCGCGACTAGCAGCGGGCCACCGGAGACGCCCAGCCCCGGACCGTATGCAAGGGCCATGTCCCCGTTGACGGTGACCGGATAGGCGACGCTCGAACGCTCCGGCCAGTTCATGGCTGGCAGCGGTAGCGATTTCTGATCGAGGTATCGGCACCAGTCGCCAATAACCCCGACGATGTACGAGAACGCGCGCCCCGGTAGCTTGCGCCCCTTCCAGAACCCCTGTCCGAGCGTGGCCGTTCCAGGGCTCAGGCGCGTCGATAGCCCGATCTGCGGGCCACCGGAAAGGTTCGCATCGGTGGCGAAGAGCGGCGAGTTCGTTGGTCTAGTTACAGCCATTTATTGTCACCAAATTCCGGCGATGGTCCCGCCGGTGACTTCGGATTCGTCGCTCAAGCCGTGGGCCGCATCGACCTCGCCGCCGATCGTGTCGTCGCCGAACTCCAAGCCATCGGCCTCGGCGGTTTCGACGAGGAAGAGCTGAACGCCACTCGGCGCGGCGAGCCTCGCGAGGTCGACCAGGACCGCCGGATCGGTCGACGTGGGCTCCGTGTATTCGAGCCACACGGTGCATGGGTAGTATTCGATCCACGAGAAGGCCGCCGAATCGATCAGCTTGAGCACGTCGATCACGTCTTCAGCGTGACCATGCGAGCGATTGATCCGAATGCGCGCCGTGATGTAGACGCGATAGGTGGCGTCGCTCTGACCGCTGCGCAGTTGCCCGACGATCTTGCCGATGGTGTCGAGCTGCGCGTTTTCCGCGTTGTCGATCATCCGCTTTAGGATCACGTCCCAGGCGGCGTTCTCCAGCTCTTGGCAGCGGTTGACGTACGACAGAATCAGAGCGAGCAGGCGAGGTCGGCCCTGGTACTGGCTGATCGGGCGGAGTTCCGCCTCGACCGCATAGTCAGCGATCTGCTCGAGCTGCGGGAGAGTCATGGTCAGTGCGTAACGACGATGCGCGAGCTATCGAAGGTGGCGATCTGGCGCCGCCCGATGACGTAATCGACGCTGAGTACGGGCGACGGCACGCTATCGAAAGTGAGCGTCACCACCTGGGCACCGAGGCCCTGTGTCGCGACCGTGATGTCGTAGGCCGTCACGTCGGTTCCGACCGCGTACGGTTCGAGAATCACGTCTCGGTTTCCGTCCGAGTCGGTGACCACGATGCCGTTGGACAGGTAGCGCGCGACGGTATCCTTGAATGCCGTGTCGCCGACGAAGCTTGCGCGGGACACGAGCGAGAATGAAATGTACATCGGTACCGGTGTCGCCCGCGTGAAGCTGACGGTCTGCGCGCCGCCCGTCTTGTCCGTGGCGCTGCCGCTGAGCGAGCCGTACGAGCGAACGCCCGCGGGCTTCGAGTCCCAGATCGTCTGCGCGATTTGGTTGTTGGTGATCGCGCCCGATGGATCCCAAACCACCATCTCGAACGAGTGCGGTGGAAGGCCTGCGCTATCGATCGCGTCGGTGACGTTGTGGAACGCCGCGACGCTAGCACCCGGAATGCCGTCGAGCAGCGCGACCAGATCGGCCCGGATCGCATCGATGGTGCTCGAACCGGCGCGCGTGAGCTCTTGCTGTCGCTGTAGGCGGAGCTCGGAGTCGGAAGCGACGGGGGAGCCGAGGTGGGCATCCTCGGTGTTGACGATGCTCGTCCAGCCGACCACTGGCGTCGCAATCACCGTCAGCTGTCCGATCGGAGCCTGAACCTTTCCGGTGTTTTCGGCGCGGAACAAAACGTTGGGCGTGGTGCCGGAGGCGGAGGTGAAGTCCGCAAGCGGCGTGAACTTCACGTCAGGCTTACTCGCGACGCTGGCGAAGTGGGTTCCAGAGACCAACACCGTCCCAACGTCCGCTACGATCGTGCACGGCACGGTGCTCTCTGTGGCCGCCGCCCGCGGTGTGCCCGTGAGCTTGCACAACATCGTGAGCAAGGTGTCCTCGGCCGCGTCTGGGTCGAACCCGTTGTACGAAGCCGCCAGCGCTTCGTATGCCTGCGCGAGGTAGTTCGCGAAGATGCCGTTGTTCTGTCCGATCGGCGAATCTGGCGAGACGTCGAGCTGCGCAGAGATGCCAGCGAGCTGATCTGCTTCGATAAGCGCGAGAAGATCTTGGACGCTGGGCGCGACGAAGCCTTCGGGGGTGACACCGAATGTGGGCATTTTGGCTCAGCGGATTGACGACGAGGATGCGGCCGTGCTGCGCTTACCTGATGATCTCAGGAAGGCGCGCTCTCGAGGGCGCAGGTGTCTTATTCGTGTTGTGGGTCTTCTATTACCTGTGGGAGAGCCCTGAACGCGCGAGGGTGCGACTGGCAGAGGAGAACGGTGGCGTGCAGGCAGCAGCCATCACGGACGTGCCGCCGCCTCTTCCACCCGGGCCGCCACAAGAGGCTGCGAGGCTGCCGCCGCTCACCGCGAGCACTCTGCTTGAGGCTTACAAGGCGAACGAGATCAAGGCCGACATGCTCTACAAGGGGAAGCGCTTCCACCTGACCGGAACGATTACTCGTATTCGATCAGACGTCGCCGATGAACCCCAAGTTGAGCTTGAGCGCGAGTTCATGGGCGTCACTGCGAAAGGCCTCAGCAAGGAATTCGCTGCGTCGCTAAACAAGGGCGACGCATTCGGAGTAGACTGCATAGTCAACGGGTCGATCGCCGGAATGCCGATCGTCGATTGTAGCTAGTTGCAGATGTACTTGCAGTTTGCGGGGCAGACGCCGCTCGGCGCATCGTAGCGCTTCACCGACACACCATCCGCGAGCGACAGCATCACGGTGAGCGGCTTAGTAATCGTGGTCCACGAGACACAGGTCGAGCAGTGGTCACGAGACACGATCCCAGAGGACGCGCAGCCCGGATCCGTTTGCATCTGGTAGTCGCCGGTGACGCTCAGGCAAGTATTCACGTCCACGGTGTAGGTCGTGAATCCGGTGCATTGGTTCGGCGCGCCGCCTTCACCCGCCGCCGCGCCGCCGCTGCTGCCACCCGCCGGCTGGCCGCCGACCGAGCCGCCCAGGCCGCCCGAACCAGCACCGCCCGCGCCGCCCGAGCTCTTGCCGCCGGTACCCGCGCCGCCGCCTGCGCCCGCCTGTGAAGGCGCACCCGCGCTGACCCCGCCATGGCCCGCACCCGCGCCGGCTGCCCCGCCCATGCCCGCTTTGCCGCCCGCCGGGGCGCCTGCCGTCTCTGCCGCGCCAGCGCCCGCCACGCTCGGTGCCGCGCCTGCTACGGCTGCGCCAGGGCTGCCCGAGCTGCCGCCGCCGGCCTCGGTGCCCGCTTGGCCCAGGGAGGCCGCCTCGGTCGGCTCATTGGTCGCCGAAGCCGAGCACGCCACCCCGAAAAGCACCAGCAGAGCAAACCCTCGCATCCTTCCAAGCTACGGGGCGGAGGGTCAGTCTGCAAGTTCGAGAATAAAGTCCTTGTCTTTTGGCGACACTACGAGGTCGCCACCCGTCACCTTGGCCGTAAAGTCGAAGCTCAGCCCCCGGTTCGGCTCGTCGTACACGAGCTGGAAGCGCCCGATCGAGAGCACGCCCGGGCACTCGACGACGATGCGCCGAAAGAGCGAGCGGATCACGTCGAGGTTGGGCTCCTTGACGAAAACGTCGCGGTAGTAGGGGACGCCCTGCCGCAGGTCGAGGAACCACTCGTTGAGGAAAAACTTGAATCGAGCGGATAGCTTTTGGCGAACGGCTTCGGGGCCCTCGACCCAATGCACCGTGCCGCCAACGAGCTCAAGGTCGCCGGCTGGGATCGTTCTGATGACCGCCATCACTGAGCCTTCAGCTTGGTAGCTGCGGTGGCTGGAAGCGAAAGCGATGCGGATGCAGTCTTGAGCGCTGCCCCGCCGTCGTTGGGAACAGGCGTCCAGCCGCTGAACATGCTCTTGATGGCGTTGAAGTTGGCGTCGACCTTTGCGGCGAGCGCTACGAAGTCTGCGCTCGGGCCGCCAACGCGAAACACGCCACCACCCAGCACCGCTTGGCCGGCAGCCGGCGCGTCGGTGAAGTGCTGCGCATCGGGCGCCGCGCCCGGGTACGCCCAGGGGTAGGAGATCGTTCCGCGCCGCAGATCGCCCGGGTCTGAAACCTCGCCCGTCGCCCGCCATTGCGCGAAGCTCGTGGTGTTGAACACGAGCCACACGTGGTCGCCGACCGCGAGCGGGAAGTGCATGTAAAAGCCGCCGCCGCGGGGCCACGCGATCGGCACGTTTGGGATGACGGGAAGGTCTTCGTGGATCGTGTTCCCGTCGCCGTCGGGGATCGTACCGCGCACGCACGGGATGATCTCGGCTGTCTGCTTCGCTGCGTCGTAGCTCTTCACCCGACCCGGCATGCTGATGTGCAGCTCACCCAGAATGGCTTGACGGTGGTCGTCGAGGACCTCGGGCAACTCGGGATCGAGTGACATCTAATACCTGTGCCCCTGAATTTCGCAGAACCAATCCGTGCCCGCGCGCTCGCCCGTCCAAGTGAGCTTCTCGGCTCGGTATGTGCCCTTGACGAAGAGCGCGTCGACCGTAACCAAGCCGCCGCACTGCAAGCCGGCAATCATCAGTGACTTGGCGGTGAGCACGCCCTTTTGATCCACGGTAGGCGATTCAACAAGCCCCGTGTCGTACGCGAGCCGGACCGCCGTCCCTTTGGTTGCCTTGTTCAGGTCAAGGAACTGCAGCGCGCTGTCTTGGATCGAAACCTCGAGACCGGCCGAGCGAGCGAGCTCGGTCAGGTGCGTCGAGACTGCACCCGAGATCACCACGCCGGCAGTGAACTGCGCAGCGCCCGCGATCTTGAGCTTGCTTACGACGCTGGCGAGGTTGCCCTCGCTCACGCCGAGCGCGCGGGCCATGCCGCGGAATACGGTATCGATCGAAGTGTTCGGGCCGTAGCTCACGTGCATGCGGCCGTTCTGCCAACCACGCTCGCCGTCACCCGATGTCAGCTTGGTGAGGAAGTTGGGGCCTTCCCGAGTGGTCTCGACCGTGCGTAGATCGCCGAGCCAGATCTGCGAAACGGCGTCCTTGTAGCCCGCCTCGATCTTGCACGGGACGCCCTTCGTCGCCGGGTTCTTCGTGGGGTTGAGCTGCTGAAGCTGCTGTCGGTGCTCCTCGCTCAGGTTCCACACCGTGAGCTCGCATGTGTTCGGCTGCGGTTTCAGCGTCTTGACGACGGTGAACTGCACGTCGAGCGCGTCAAATTGGATGGTGTCGAGAGTAACTCTGCAGCGCCGGTCGAACAGCGTTTCACTGACCGGCATCAGAGCGTGCCCACTTCGAAGTACGTCAGCTGCACGCGCTTGCCCTCGCCGAGTTCGTCAAGGCCGGGCGGGGTGCCATCGTTCGTCAGGTCGATCGCCATGATTTCGCCTGGAGGAACCAGCGTGTTGAACCGATAGGCCTGCAGCAGTGGCCAATTCGTAACGAGCTTCAACCCGAGCAGGATCGGGTTCTCCTCGCTGTCGTAGATCGAGAAGTACCAGCGGTCTTCACGCTGGCTGTAGCGAAAGCCGAGGATGTAGTCGACGCCATCGAGGCGCGTCTTCTGCGTGTAGAACGGCACGCCCGGCGTCGTCGGAATGGTGAGCGTTGCCACTAAGGTCCGCTATGCAGGAGGTTGCCGAAGTACTGCGCCACGTCTTTCGCGAGCGACTGCTTGTCGGCCGCCTTATCAGCGGGCTTGGCTCCCTGCGACCCCTTGCTCTTGGTGGTGTTCCCGCGAACCACCGACGGCTTCGGTGCCGCGACTACCTGAGAGCTCGCGATCGTGATCTGCTTGAAGTCGATCTGGAACTTGGCAGAGCGGCCGTCGCCGAGCGCGCGCGGCTGGCTCACGCGAGCGACCATCATGTCCGTGTAGTCGCGATAGGCCGTCTGGATCAGGTCCAGCATGACGTGCTGCGATTTGAGCAACAGCAGCTTGTCGTACACGTCCCGCACGCGGTTGCGGTCGCTCGTTTGCTGGTAGGCCTGGGCCTGCTCGGTGTGGGTTCGAGCCTTCGTCGGCGCGATGGCGGTGGCCTTCGGAGCGCCGAACAGCGCGCCCTTGATGGCCCCGATCCCCGCCTGTAACAGGCCTGATTCGCTGAACTGGATTGGTGGGGTAGGGATGTCGAGCGCGAACGTAGTGGTTCCGTTCGGCTCGCGGTCAAAGACCGTGATGTCGACGCTGCTCAGCGAAACGTCTTCATCTAGCTGCGGGTTTGGCGTCTCGGAGACGATCGCCTCCAGTGTGATCAGGGCGGGTGCGTCGCGCGCGTTGTCCGCGACGTTCGAACCAACCTCGACCGGGTGATCGGTGATGTCGACAGAATCGTCCTTGGTCTCGGTGGTCGTGACGTCGAACTGCAGCGAGAGACCATCGCCGCTGTCCGCGTCGGTCCACAGCAGCATGGTGAGGCTTACCGCCATGTCAGCCGCCCGTCTTCTTCACTGCCGCCTGCGTCGCGAGTAGGTCGGAGCCCTTTGATACGCCGGACTTGACGCCCGAGGATGCCGCGTCCTGCACTTCTTTCGGTGTGTCGGCGTAGAAGTTCTGGACCACGTTCGTCTTTACCGTTTGCTCGACCTGTGGGGCGCCGGGCGCAGAGCTCAGCAGGGGCGCTGTCGCAACAGCCGTCGACGCCAGTTGCTGAACCGCTTCTGGCGAGAAGGACGAGTTGGTGGCAATTTCACGCCGCAGGTCCTTTGGCACCGCATCTTCGGGCTTGAAACCCGTCACGAGAGCCAGGGCGTTCTTGAAGAACCCCTTGGGATCAAAGTCCGACGCACTCGCCTGCTTCAGCGGGTTCGCCTGTGCGAGCGCGTTGTTGTGCGCCTCGTCCGACGCGAGCGCGTTAGTCCGCGCGGCGGTGTTCGCCGCGCTGAAGGGGTTGCTGATCGTGTGGCTGGCAATCCAACCCATCGCTGTGACAATCTTGGAAAGCACCCCAAGCACGCCGGTGAGCAGGTCAACCCAGATGGTGATCTGCACGCCGACCGCGCCGAAGTCCTCCTGCATCTTCGCCAGGAACGGTCCTTCGATGTAGGCGAGGAGCTCTTTGAACTTCGTGTCGAGCGGCTTGTCGCTCGTGAAGATCGCGAACGCTTCCTTGAGCAGCGTTGCAAGGTCAGCGAGACCAGTGTCCTTGAGCGTGGCCGCGAAGGCGCGAATCTTTTCGGGTGCGTCCTTGCCGAAGAACTTCTCGATCAGGTCGCCCGTGATCGAGCTTCCGCCCGTGAGGGACGTCCAGACGTCCTCGAGCGCGAGGAAGCCGAGTACGAGCGGCGCGAGCTCGAGCAGCACGCCGCGTAGCCCTGCCTGGAGGAAGCCCGCTTTCTGCGCGATCCCGACGATCCCGCTGATTGCTTTGGCAGCGCCGATTGTGCCGAACGCTACTAAGCCCGCCTGCAGCGCGCTCGAGTGCTTGGTGAGGTCGATCACCCACTTGATGAGCTCGATGCCCTTCTGGGTCCAAGCCGTGATCGCGGGCAGCAGCGGGCCGATCGCCTGGATCGCGAGGCCGCGCACGCCGAGCTTCAGCCGGTCGATGTTGTCGTTGACCTCCTGGGCGTTGGCGAGGAACGCTTCGTCGAAGCTGGCGCCGAGTTCGCCGACCTCCGCGCGTAGCTTGGCGATGCCTGCCGAGCCCTCTTGAAAGAGCGGTAGGAGCCTGGCGCCAGACTTGCCGAATAGGGCCATGATGGCCTCGGTCCGCTTCGCCGGGTCCTGCATCGCGGCGAGCCCATCGGCCACGCCGTTGAGCAGCTCGATCGGTTCGCCGGCCTTGCCGGTGGAATCCTTGATGCTGACGCCGAGTGCCTTGAACGCGTCCGCCGCTGGCCCCGTTCCTTTGCCGGCCTCGGCGACGTTCTTGTTGAACTTCGTGAATGCCGACGAGAACTCTTCCGCGCTCGAGCCGGAGAGTTTCGCAGCAAACTGCCAGCCCTGCAGGTCAGAGGCCGAGACGCTGAGCGCCTGCGACTGCTTCGCGAGGACGTCAGCCGATTCGAGGATCTCGCGAGTGAAGTCGACGACCTTCTCGATCGCAAAGGCGCTGATCAGCACCTCGCTCATTTCCTTGAGCGTGGACTTGAAGCCCTCGACTCCCTTCTCGCCTTTCTTGAGACCGGTGTCGTCGACCTCGGTGGAAAATATCGCTAAGATTTCGCGGAGCGCGCTCACGGGCTGAGCCCTCCTCGGCGCACAAAGTCGAGAAGAGTCCTAGCGTGCTTGCGCGAGTTGCACGGCTGGCACGCTGGAACGATGTTCTCAGTGGAGTGCTCTCCGCCACGCGCGATCGGCTCTACGTGATCCATCGTAAGCTTTAGCCCAGGGCGAAGGCAGTACGCGCAGCGATTCCCGTGCATGTCGCAGATCAGCGCCCAGTCAGCGGGCGTGAATGGACCTACAGACTTTGACAGCAACTTGGCTCGGCGAACGTTGTCGTAGATGTGTTTGCGAAGACGAGCCGATGGCGTCGCGCGCCACTCGCGGGTGCGCGCGGTCACTGCCTCTCTATGAGTAGCGCGATACTTGGATGCTATTTGCAGCATCGCGTCGCGATTGGCTTCGTACTTACGCTTTTGTCGCGCGCGGGAGACGGTGTTCTTTTTGAGCCTGGCGCAAGGAGCACACCTGCGAGCCTGGCCGAGCGTCATGCCGGTAGGCCCACCGCAGCCGATGCACGGCCTGGCGCCCTTGACCCGCTTCATCCGGTGTGCCCGATCCCGAACCCGTACGCACGCGGCGCACAGCTTCGCGTTTGGCCGCTTGCCCGTCGGTAGGCCGCAATCCTCACAAGCTCGCATCAGTTCTTTCGTTGAGCTTCAGCGCGTCGCTTGTTTTCGGCGTGAACCTTGGCGGCTAGCGCATCGACAATATCGAGCGCGTCGTGCATGTCGGCCAGATCTGTGAGGCTGTAGTAGGTCTCGAGCTCACGAAGCGTACAGAGTCGCCGCTCGTGCACAATGACGCGCCAGATGTACCAATCGAGATGCGCCGGGACGTCGACCTTGATGGTCTCTACGGAGTGGTCGCGTTCGCGGACGCCGTTTTTCTTGCGGCGTCCAAATTGACTAAAAAACCATTCACCACGAGGCAGCGGAAAAACCAACCGTACATCTCGAGGTAGTTGCCCGCGAAATGGTCACCGAACAGGCCGTCGAGCGGTTGGGGCGTCGCCGGCTTGCCCGCCATCACCTGGCAGCTCTCGGAGAACGCTTGGCACAACTCCTCGAACAGCTGATTGGGAAGCGCCTTCACTGCATCGAGCAGCGGTGGCCCGATCACCGGCAACATCGCCAGGATGCTTTGCTCGACGTCCGCGTCTGGCGGAAGACTTGCAGCGGCCTTCTGCAGGTCGGTCCACGCCGATCCACAAACGACATCACGCAGCACCGGCACCATCGCATCGACGAACCGCTTTGAAAGCAGTCGCCCAGCAACAGCGTCGAGCTGCGTGATTATGTACTGCGAGCCACCGATCGTGACTCGCTTTGCGTCTCTAGCCATTGTCTACTCCCTCAAGTCTCTGGCTGTATGTGATTGTCGCTACGTCAGTGGCTACCCGCGAACGTGTCCGGGTCGGACATCAAGAAGACCCAGACGGTCACGCCTGCCTCTTTCGTCGCCTGCGTGTCGGGCATGCGCGTGATCATCGCCGCCGCGCTGAACTCCTTCGTGGTGCCCAGCGTGTCCTTGGCGAACAGCGGTGCGGGCAGGCCACCCTTCACCTTTCGGCTCGCGTTCAGGTACGCCGACAGCGTGGCGTTGCCCTTCGAGGTGGCGAGCAGCGTGAGCGTCGCCTTGCGCGCGCGACCGGGCATGGTGTTGAACACGCTCTCACCGTCGAGGCCGACGGTGATCGTCACCTCGTCTTCTTGCTGCTCGAACTTCAGGAACTCGTCCGGGCCTTTGCCGGTCCCGATCGGGAGCAGCGCATAGTTGAAGTCCCAGGCGTCTGCCGAGTACGTGGAATTGGCGCTACCAGTCATGATCTTTTCTCGTTTCCTTCAGCCGCTCAGACCGAGAGCGTTCCGGAGATCTTCACGCCGTGGAGCGCACCCGAGAGGCGCGCAGTGAACTCGCAGCTGCGCAGGATTCGGTCCGCGCGGTCTGCTGTGGACTGCTGCGCGACCGGCAGAATGGTGACGGTCGGATCGGTGTCCTTCGCCAGGCCATTGTTTGGCGCCGTCTGCCCGCGCTTGAGCGAGCCGAACATGGCGCCCTCGATCTGCGTTTCACCCACCTGCTCGTACGGAACCTTGGGGTTCTGATAGAGCACGGTGAAGACAGCGAGCTGCATGTCTGCTCGTTGCCAGTCGACGAACCGCGTCACGTCGATGAAGCGCTTGCTAGACGTGCGGCCCTCGTAGGTGATCGCGAGTCCGCCTTGGGTCATGTAGCGCGAGATGCGCTTCGCCTTGAGGCCTGCGATCTGACCCGCAGACAGCTTGTCAGCGCTGATGCCGGCGAGCGTCTTGAACGCCGTGGTCGCGTTGCCAGGCTGAAAGCTCAGCGTCGACGACAGCCACGCCGCATCGATCCACTCGGTGCCGGCAACGTATCCGTGCCACATGACCGCGGTGCGGGTGTACGAGAGCAAGAGCATTTCGCTGCCGAGATCGCCGCTCGTGACCGTCGCATCGGCGCTGTCCCAGTCGCTCGTCTTGCCGATGAAGATCTTGGTATTTGCCTCAGCGTAGGCCGCGCCCGCCTTCACGTAGACGCGGGAGCTAGGCGCGATCGCGAATCCGTACCAAGCGTTATCCTCAGCCGCGATGGCTGCGAGATCGGCTGTAAGACCAGCGTCAGCCGTGGTGTCGAGGAGCTTAATTCCCCTGCCCGGCACGTAGGAAACCAGCTTGCCGGCGGTGGTCGTAGTGCAAACGATCTTCGTGCCCGAGGCGCCCGTCGCAGTGACACCAGCCGACAATGCCGTGATGAGCGTCGCGATCGCGGTGCACACGCTGGCAATGGTCGCCGAGATCGGGACAGTGTACGTCCACGCAATACCTCCGACAGATCCACCCTTGTAGACGAAACCCTGGGCCGCACTCGTCGGCGTGAGCTCGATGATCTGGGTGTAGACGTGGGTCAGGCGCCCGATCTTGACGTTCTGCGGCGCATTGTTCTGCGACTTGAACGCGACCATCATGTTGTACAGGTCGTCGGTGGCGAGGAACCCGTCCGTGAGCATGTCGGCAGCTGCCGAATACGTGCGCACGAGATCGTCGACCCACGCGGTGTGGTAGCCACACAGCATCGCGGTGTCGAAGCTCGGCGCGTCAGGAACGGTATCCTGGACAACGATGTTGACGCCTACGATGTCGTCGATATCGGACATGCTTCTCCGTCTGCGCGGGCGCGATGGCCAACGCTCTTCGATCGCTCAGGCGCGGATGGGCGCTCAGGGCGTGGTGATTGTATCGGTGTAGTTCGGCGGAGTCGGCAGCAGCTGGCCGTCAACGTCTTGAAGTTTGCTGGTGATGACGACGGTGGCGATCACGCCAGTGACCACGGGGTCCCGATCGTTCGCGACCATCGTCAGCAGCAGATCCATCGAGCTGCGCGAGAGCGTGTGCTGGCGCGAACGGCTCGAGATGTCGCGCGCGGGGAGGATCTCGATCACGCCGACGTTCAGGTCACAGAGTCGGCGGAACACTCGGCGGCGCGCCATCCGTGTCCGAATCCTCTCGAGCACCGACAGCGCCCACTGGTTATCGCTGATGTGAGTGGCCTCGCACTGCAGGTTCAGCGTGACGCGGCGCAGGCCGTAGATGGTCTCTTGCAGATCTTGGCCCGCAGCCTCGTAGCGGATCTCGTCGCGGCCGATGCCGGCGACGGTGGTGATCCGCATCGAGAGCTTGATGCCTCGGAGTGGACCGGTGACGGGGGCAGCCTTCTGGTCGCCCGCATCCTGCCACGCAGCGTTCCAGTTGGGAGCCTGAACACCCGCCGGGTTCTGCGCGAGCTCGGTGAAGAGCTCGACCAGCCCCGGGCGGATGTCGCTCCAATTGGGGCCGCTATCGCTCATTTGGATGTCAGCGTCGCTTTTGGGGTAGTGGCGGGCGTGGCACGACTAGCGAGTTGAGCTTCGGTGTTGCGGCCGCGATCGGTAGACGGGGCAGCCGGAGAGCGGCCTTCTTTGCTGCCTTTGACGGGGGCGCCGGCACGGTCAGCTTGTTGGCTTTGCTCATTCTTTGCCCGCGGCGCCTTCAGTGACCTGGTGGGTAATGCTGCCCAAGAGCTGGGAGTGATTGATCAAGGGCGTGCTCGAGCCCTTGGCGTCTTTGGTGCTCTGGGCGTTCTCCGGCTCGATGCCGGCGATGATCCGCTTTTGCACGTCGCCGACAAACCGCAGTCCGAGGCGTTCATACGCAACGGCCAGGCTTGGGATCGTGCCCTTGACGACGGCCTTTGCAGATCGCCGCTGCAGCTCTTTGTGCTCGTCCGCGTTCTCGTCGGCCCAGTCAGCAATGAAGGAGCGCCGGGGCGGGTTACCGTTCGGTTTGGCTTCCGTCGCTGGCCCACCGAACTCGTTGTAGGCAGCAACCTCGATGACCGTGGCCTCGCCGTCTTCTGTCTCCTGCGAGCCCTCGGCCTCGTGGACTCCGACCGACACGCGCGCGGCTGCGGCCTTGCCAATGCGGGCCTTGAGGGCTTCCAGTCCGCGGTCGGTGTCCCTGAACTTGACCCCGCCGCCCTTGCTCACCGAAGCACCGCGAACTTCGGCGCGACCTCACGGCGAATGCGCTGAAACTTCTTCAGGTAGTCGCTCGTATCGGTCTGATCGCTCTCGCCACGCAAGGGCGATCCCGCCGGACTGACCCAGAGCTCGTGCGCCGTCAGTGCACCGTGAGCAGCATCGAGCCTCGCTCCGTACACGCAGACGTCGAGCCCAAGCAGGGTTTCGGCCAGATGCGCGGACACCACATCCGCATCCACAGTATCGAACTCTGGATACAAGGTGAGGAATTCGCGCAGCTGCATGGGGGTCAGTCTTCGTCGGTGGGTCGTGGGGCTGGCAGCGGCCAGGGCGTCGCGTTGCCCTCGCTGTCGAGGAGCTCGACGCGGATCACGTTCTGCTCGACGAGCTCCGCGTACTGGTCAGCGACATCCTGCGGGATGTCGCCCTCGAAGCCATTGGCGCCCTCGTTGAGCGACCAGCCGGCGAAGGGCGGGGCGACTAGCACCTTGCGGGTAGCCGTCACCTTGATCAGCTTGAGCTCGGCCATCAGCCGACCTTCCGCGCCTTCGAAGCCTTCGCCGGCTTGGTGGTGCGCTTGGGCGGACCGAGGTCAGGCGTCGTTTGCTGCCCGCGCAAGGGCGCGACCAGCGCATGGTCATCACTCACGGCGGGCGCGGCTTTCGCCGCAGTGCCGTTGGTGATGGTGATCTTCAGGAGGCCGATGTCCTTGAAGCGGTACTCGCCGTTTTCGTCGGTCTCGGCGGTGTTCTTCGCGTTGCCGTCGTTGGGCCGGCGCCCGTAGTGCCACGTGAGCCGGGCGATAGTCACCGCGTCGAGCTGATCGAGTTCGAGCACTCCGGGCTTGCCACCCACACTTGCGGGGATGTGCAGCATCTCCGACTTGTTTCCCTGCTCGGGTCGCAGGGGCACGCTGAGCGCGTGCAGCATCGTGGATTCGATCCTGATCATGAAACTGTCCTTTGCTTGCGGCTTGTCCCCCTCGGGACGCGCCAATAGATGGGAGCGCCTTCAATGGTGCGCGGTCAGCGCACCGCAGCAATCACGTGAAGTCCCAGTAACGGCAAGCGTCCGGGCGGTACACCTTGGTGCCGCCGGCGCGAGCGACGCACGGGACCACGAACTGCAGGCCCTGTTCTTGGGGCGGGCGAGCCTCGAACGGGAGCGGGATCACGCCCTCGAGCACCGTCGGATCCTTCTTGTACAGAAGGCCTCGATCGGAGCCAGCAGCGCCCGCGCCATTGCCTCGGTACCAGCTGCTGACGCGCTTCACGGTTTGCGACGTGCGCAGGAACCAGCTCAAGGCCGTGTCCGTCGCCGCGTCCGTGCCGTAGGGCGTCTGCGAGAAGATGTTGTACATCTGCGTCGGCAGAATCAGATCCGTCGGGATCCAGGTCTCGTTGCTGGCCGTCACGATGGTCGCGATACCGGCATTGAGCTGGCCGATCATGGTCGCCGCCGTGGTCGTCCCCATCACCCACTTGGCGTTCGTAATCGTGCCGAGGCCAAAGATGTCGGTGTTGTTCAGGACGCCGAGCAGACCGTTACCGCTCGGTCCACCCGCTTGGCTGTCGGTGCCGCCGGTCGACAGAATCTTGTCGAGCTGGCGCGCGATCGCCTGGCGGCATGCGTCGAAGCGCATCGCCTGGAGCGGAATACCCAAGCGGGCGGCCAAGCGCATTTCGAACAGCTCGTAGCCGAACGAGGCGCCAACCGTGCGCACCACGCCGTAGCGCTCCGTCTTGGAGACGTCGACACGCGGCAGGTCTTCGGCGCCGTTGGAGATGATCTTCGCCTCTCCCACATGGTCGAGCACGTACCAGACGTACTGCGGCGCGTCGGGCGCGATGTCAGTGGCGATCGGGATGAACGTCACCGCCTTCAGCTCGGCGTAGATCGCCTCCTCGAGCTTCGCGCGGATCTGCGTCATCTCGCGTTCGACGAACGCGGTCTCGTTCGCGTCGAAGCGGTTGCCATCGGCCAAAACCGCATTGGCGAGTAGCCTGCGGAGCCCGAGGCGGAAGGGGTCGTTGGTTGCCGGTAGCGAAACGATACGAGCGTTCATTGTTCTTTTTCTCCGAATACGGAATGAGTTTGGGCGCACCTCGGCCAACAACGCGCGCGTGCCCCTCGCGTGCGCAGTCAGCCGATCAGCAGCGCGTCAGTGAATCAGCTGAGGTCGACCACGCACTGGCCAACGCCACCGCCGTGGAACACAGACATCGCCACGGGCGGCGAAGATGCGGTCGCGGTGTCGGCGTCGGTACGGAACGAACCGAGGACTGCGCCACCCGCGCCAGCGGCGAAGCGCACGAACAGAGTTGACGAGTACAGGATGTTCGCCGCTGCATCGGTCAGAACCCAGATGCGGCCACGACGAAGCACGCGCACGGCGTCGCCGATGTCGTAACCCTCGCCGCTGTACTTGTTGTGGTCGCTGATCGCGATGCCGCGTTGAGCCGCATTGGGAGCCGTCACGCTGCCGGTCAGAGCCGGCACCGAGCAGAACCCGTCACTGCTCATGTAGATGAATGCACCGAACGGGATGGCCGTCGTCGCGATCCACGAGACGATCTCGTTGCCCTCGCTCGCATCGTAGAGCAAGCCGGGAGTGCCGACGTTCGGCTTCAGAGGTACGGAGGTCCCAGTTGCGGTGAGGTACGTGTTGTTGGTCGGAAAACCCATGGCTGAACCTTCTTTTGGGGGTCGAAAACAAAGGGGTGCGCATGCGTGCCGCCGAATGGGCCCGCGCGCTCAGTCGCTACGTGGTGAGGACGAACCGCTTACTTGGCGGGCTGGTCGCGCCAGGCGTTGGCGATGGCGGAGTGCGCCTTAGCTCGACTGGCCTGGAACTCTTTGTCGACGCTCGGGGTGTTCGCGTCCACGCGCTTCACGGTCTCGACCGCCTGCACGACGCTATCGACGCCATCGGCACGGGTGAAGGACTTCGACACCGAGTGGAAGATCGCCTCGATGTAAGCGTCCGGCTTCTTGTCGAGCGGGGTGCCGTCGGAGGCATTGCCGTCGGTATAGTTCGCATCGCAGCGAATCGCCTGCAGCATCACTTCGCGATCGGTCAGATCGTCGAGGGCGTCGTACTTCTCGTCCTCGTCGTCCTCGTCGGCCATCAGGCGGACGGCTTCGCGCATCAGCTTGCGGCGGCGCTTGCGCGACTCCTTGGCCTTCTCGCCGTCCTTCTCGTCCTTCAGGTCTGCGAGGGCTTTCTTGGCATCGTTCCGAGCCACTTCGAGCTCGCCCGCGAGCGTATCGCAGCGAGTAGAAAGCTCGCCCACCTTGGTGTTCAGCGGGGCGATTGTCGCCGCAAAGCCGTTCTCCAGGTGGGTGATGTGCTCTTCAGAGCCGAAGTCGAGATTCTTGCCGTCGATGCGAATAACGCGTGCGGTCATGGCTTTTCCTTCTGTGGTTTCGACGCACTCGGCGTCACGTGCGTCGAGGCGGAGCGCGACATCGGTGCCGGCTCGCCCTTTACCCTTGGGGAGCACCGCCACGTGATTGTAGCGGATGCTTCGTTGAATCGCGTCGTACGGCTGCCCCTCGAACACGCCGCTGGTGTGGTCGAGCTTGCACGAGTAGCCGCAGGAGATGTCGTGGAGCCGGCCGTTCTCGATGTCGGCGACCATCGTCGGGTCGTTGATCATCAGGTCGGCCGACACGAACTTGCCGTCTTTGCGCACGGCGTCCGTGTGCCCGCGCGCGGCGTCGTTCCAGCTCGCCGTCGTGAGCAGGTCGCGATGGTGCGATAGGTCCGTTACCGTCGCCCCGTGGAGCGTCGATAGCGAGTCGGTGTTGAAAACTTCGCTGGCAAGCCGCAGCTCGCGACGCACTGTTCCGTCAGGGCGTCGATACTCCAGGATCCCGGTGCGCGTGAGTCGAGCCGGAACCCGAATGCCGCCGACCTGGGTGCGGGTGAACTTTCCGACGGAGCCGATGAAGTCGGTGCGGACTTCGCAGTCGGCCGCGTCGGTTCGGGTCTTCGCTTGCGAGAGGAGCCGGCCGGCATTGGAAATGCGCTCGCGGTGGCGTGCCTCAGGATCGGATTCGTCCGCTTCGACCAGGCTGTCCTCGTCGGCGGGGATCGGACAGAGCGAGACCTCGGTGAGGACGTTGTTGCGGTACACGCGAGTCATGCGCCCGTTGCGCATCTCGTCGCTGCGATCGCCGTAGTCCCAGCCGACGGAAACGCCTCGGAGGTAGCCAGCCTTGATGCGGGGCTCGAGCTCGAGGGCGCGCTTGTTGACGTTGGCCGGCGCGAGCGTGACCTTCATCTCGAGGCCGCCGTCGTCGGTTTGCTTGTAGTCGGATCCGAGGCCGATCACCGCGTCGCTGTCGCCGGTCTGATGAGCCTCGAAGATGAGGTTGTTCTTGGCGAAGCGCTCGAAGTTCCAGCCCTCGAGCGCCTCGTAAAAGTCGACCATCGCGCCCTGCGGCACGCCATGGTCATCCTTGGGGCCCGCGGTCGGATCCCACTCGGAGCGCTTGAGCGGCCGGGGCGTGGAAGCCACAACGCGGAAGCTCCGGTCGTGGTCGTTCCAGTCCTTGATCGCGTAGCTTGCTGATCCGCTCATGGGGTCTCGGTGGGGCGCTCAGGATTCGGGATCGGGCTTGGCGGTGGTTTCCGGGTCGTCGCTCGGCGCCGGCATGGGCGGCAGCTCGACCTTGAGTTCGGGCGCTGGGGGCGCCTCGGAGACCTTGGGCAGGTCGGTTTGTGTGGGTGGCTCGCTGGCGGGCCCAGGCGCGTCCTTGGTCGCGGACGGGTCAGCGGTCGTTTCCGGCGCGGTCGGGTCGGCGCTGGCCGGTTCCGTGGCGGCATCGGGGGTTTTCGGATCGTCCACGACATCGGGCGTCAGTCCCAGGGGCACCTCGTCCAGATCCGGCTCCGGCTCCGGCTCGAGCAACACCGCCCGCAGGCGCGCGCGGAGCGGGAAGCACACATCGGGGTTGTGCACCTCACTACGCTGCGCTGCATCGAGGCCGGCGACGAGCTCGGCAAGCTCTTCCTTCGAAACCGCGAGGTCGTAGTCGTTCGCAGACCGGTGCTCGTGCTCGGTCCGGATCGCCGTCGCGGCGGAAGCCCACGCAGCCTTGATGGTCGGCGTGAGCGCTTCGAACTCCGGGCAGGGCAGGCCCTGGTAGTTCAGGCCGCCCGTGCGCGCGATGTAGGCTTGATAGCCGACCTGCGCGTACTCCTGATCCTCGGGGTCGACATCGCAGATCAGCGCGGGAGCGAACGAACGCACAGCAGCGCCGACCGCCTCGGCGATCACGATGCGCACATGCGGGGGCACAGCTTCCCAGGGAGGAGCGTGCTTAGCTTCAGCCGCGCCCTCCTCGGTCTTCGCGATCTCTTCGAGGAAGGTTTCATAGGCGATCTGTGCGATCGACTTGTCGGATTGGTCAGCCATCGTCTGTTTCTCCCTCGGTGTCGTCTGCAAGTTCCGGAACGATCGGGTATTGGACACAACGACAGTTGTAGTCCTCACCTGGCAGATTGGTGTCGCCGTCCTCGTTGGTGACGGGCGGGTCGTCGAGATCGAATGTCTCGCCGTCGAGGTCGTCGTGCCTGGGCCGCACGCGCTCGTCACCCGCTGTCGTCCAAATGAATTGCGTGATCCCGACGCTCTGCATTCGCGCCGTCGCGATCTGCGAGTTGAGCCGGTTCGCCTGACTGCGCGCGATCAGCTCGGCGTGCCGCGTAGTGATGTCGAAGCGCTCCTCGATGTCTTTGGCGAGCGACTCGACTCGGCGCCCGGCTCCGTCACGAAGCAGCGCCTCGAGCTTCTTTTGCTCATTGGCGAACATCGTCTTGGTGAGAGCGACGTTCTCCTTGCGCCACTTGGGCAGGTACTTCGCGACGCCTGGTGACGAGTCCTTGAGCTTGATCCCAAGGCGCTTGAATTGCTTGTCGGAGTGTCGCCCCACGTCGGCGGCGACGCCCGTCACGCGCTTGGAGAACCAATCAGCTTCAGCCACCGAGCTGTAGTCGCTCAGGTTACCTTCGACCGATTCGTCAGACTCGCCCGCGTCGGTGCGTGCCTCTGACTTGGCGACCTTCTTGGCGAGCGCGAGCGCCTGGGCTCCAACCCGCTTCCACCATTGGGCGACGAGCTGCCGCATCGCCATGCGGAAGCGGAGCTCGGCACCGTCGGGCGGTTGGATCGCCTTGGCGTAGCGGGCGGCGCGCGGGAGCTTGCGCCGTAGCTTGCGCTTGGGTCTTCGAATCGCCGCGCGAGCCGCTGTCTGAGACTTGGCGAGCGGACGGCGGCGCGCGGGCACAGGTTTCCTTTGCTATCCGAACGGAGTCTTGGGAGCGCCACCACCGAGCGTGCCACTGGGGCCTTCACCACCAGGAGCAGGAGCACCAAAGCCACCGCCCTCCGGAGGCTCCTCGGGTTCGGGCGGGTTCTCCAAGTCGTCGAGGTCGTGCTCGAGCTCCGCGTCGCGGGCTTTCTTGCCCTCCTCGCTGAGCTGGATCTCGTTCTCGAATCCTTCGCCGCCGGTGAAGCGCGCGGTGGAAACTTCGGCCGGCACAAGGAAGCCGTTCGTAGTGGCGATGGCATCGCCCTCGAGCAGAGTCTTGCGGGTCTGCGCGCGGGTGAGCGGCGCTTCCGTCCAGAGCGGCGGAAACTTCGTCGCGATCTTCTCGGGCGTCTTACCGCCAAACTCTTTCGTCGAGAGCAGCAGCTTGACGATGCGGCGGATCTTCGGCGCGAGCTTCAGATTCTGCTGCGCGCGGATGCGATCGTAGAACCACTGGAAGTCGCTTTGGCCGGTGGCGTTCATGCCGGCGGGCGACTGCCCCATCAGGATCGTGGCCGGGATCTGCGCCGCCGCGGCGAGCCGCAGCATGAAGCGATCGAGCATCTCGGGGATGCCCGTCATCGGGAATTGCTGGCGGGTGAAGGACTCGGCGGGGTCGCCGCCGCTGTCCGCCGCGGTGCCAGCATCCACGATCGTCGCGTTGATGACGCTGCGACCGAAGTCGACCTGCTTCAGGCGCTTCAGGAGTGCCGCCTCGCCACCAGCAGCCAGCGTTTCCGCCAGGCCGCTCATGGTGAATACGGCTTGGTTGCCGTCCTGGAGGAGCACGCTCGCGGCGTTCCAGCCGATGTTGAAGTCGCCGAGGACCTTGGCTGGGCGCTGCAGCACGGACAGGTCCCAGCCCATGTTTTGCTGGCGCTCGCGGGCTGCCGTGGACGCGCCACCGAACAGCACCAGCCGCGACTCGTGCACGATGGCCATCGGCATGTCCGTGTAGGACGATGGCGAAAGCACCATGTACGTCTCGGGCTGGCCGAGCTTGGGGTTGCCGGGGTCCCGATACCAGGTCAGCGGCATCAAGTAGCGGCGGTCGAAGACGTACAGGTACGAGAG